TGCCGAGGAGCTGTTTGAACCTGTTCTATAAGAATGTCTCGGGGGGCACAGGCCATTCGTCTACGCTCATCGTTGGACACGATCGCGTAGTTGGCCCAGACCTGAATGTTTGTTAGCTCTGGTGTGACAGCAATATCTGTGCCGACGAATGGGGCAATGGATGGATTAACGTTAACAACCGGGACGCTGTTATCGAGGACGAGCAATTCGCTCCAATTACGGAAATTGAATGAAATGCGCATCTCGTTGTAGGGTATCGCAGCGGTGGGAAGAGACACACCTGTGTCACGAGTGAAGAAGAAGGGAAGAGGTAGATTGAGGTTCTGGCTGACGAGTGGGTCACCAGGCATGTGGGGTGCGATAAGGCTGTCTACGTTACCGATCATGTTATCATAACCAACCCGCTTACTGGCACTCACGGTGAACGCGCTCCAGAAGTCGAGAAAGTAGTTGTCAAAACGTTCGGCCACGAGATCATTGAAAGAAATACAGGCCTCCTTGATTAGGTTGTGCATAAAGTTACGTGTCCAACGAATCCTACCATTGGCTCCGAACTGGTTGCCCTGCAACAGGGTAACTTGAGGAATAGTAAGGCGGAGCCATGTTTGAAGCAAGTAGTCGCCTGCTCTGGAAATGGATACCGACCATTCCTGGTTGAAGCCAGCCGCACCCGAGGATCGGGATAGGATGACTGGTACCTGCGTGAACCATGTTGATTTGCGCGTCTCTCTGACAAAATTTGTAAAAGCATGCTTGGAACCGTATTGATATTTCTCAATCTCGTCCGTAGTGGCAAGATCAATGAATCCGCTAGTGATATTTGATCCGGTAGTAGTCATTTTTAAGATACCGAAGATAATTTTTATACAGGCCGCTTTTCCGTATTGGCTTTTTCCATTACCTCTGAAAGGTAATGGAAGTAAATCTCACCATCTTAATTATTCATGTAGATTGTTACACCACTCCCTATCGCTCCTACAATAACACCTACGATACCGGCGTAGAGCATCCATTTGGTCCTCTCAATCTCCTTGAAACCGCTAGAGTTGATAATGGCGGGCGTGTCAGGTACAAGCCCTGGCCCCTTTATCTTCTGTTCTTGAACCCAACCGTTTGCAGAGTCATACCTAAAAATGTACATGTACATTGGATTGTGTTGATTAGTATACACGTACACATCATCAGCCGCGGGTTCATCAAGCATGGGTAAGTTGTACAAAGAGTCACCAGCTCGTCGGACCGTTGGATTAATGTATCCCCAGGCAATTCTGTTGAATGGATGCGTGGTGATAGCGCTTCTAGGTTGCCATTGGATAATCTTCTGAGACCACACCCCAGTGATTGTATTGAGGTATACATCACCTTTCTTCGCGACGTTTGGGACCGCAAGCGATGGATCTATGTTTGGGTCGATATCTCCTTGAAATAATGTAGGATATCGTAGCAGTTTAACATTATCTGGTTTGATTGCCGTTTTACATTTATCAGATACATTTGAGTAGAATTTGGTCACTGGATCATCTAGGCGTGTGTATGTACCATTCTGGGCAATATTGATACCCTGCCAGTCAAAGGCCTGACATGTGTCGTCGACCTTGCACGCGTTTGAGGCGTCCACTGTGTTGGCGTATACCTCTGAGGACTCGCGCATCCCTGTTGCCGCGCAAATGGGTGTATTACTGATGAATGTGGAGAAACCAACTTCCTTCATAACCTGCTTGCTTCTCATGTAGTAGAGAATAAGAAAGACGATGCCCACGACTAGTATAATTGGAAAGATAAATTTAAGTATGGCTTTTCCTACGACCACTCCCCCTATTACCGGCATTCCTATGAACACAGCGAGGAGTGCGACCAGTACCCAACCTGAGAGACCTTCCGATTTAGCGCTAGCTGTTTGGGATAGTTTTGAGGATAGGTCTTGTATGATGCGGTTGTTGGATGTTGCCTGTTCTGTACAGTTTTGGAGTATGTTATACATTTGCTGAAACATGTTATCCTGAATGTACACATTTCCAGAGACTCGTTTTACAACAATGGCCTGATGTTGACGACTGAAAGCCTTGCAAGTCTGACCAATGGTTGTGAGGAGGTTGATTGTCGCTTCCATGAGTAAATTCATCGTGTTCTGCGCGTCTGAAAACTGGCCTATGTTGAGTCCCGACGTGACACTCTTGGCTTCTTGCGCTAGTTCTTGCATGATGGACTGTTGGGCCTCCTCTGTGGATAGGGCGTCTAGGAGCGCGTGCATGTTGACAGTAGCACGCTGTGTAAAAGTGTTACCAGAAATGTGAACATCACCGTGTACGTCGCGGACACTAACTATTTGGGTCATGTCCTGAGACAACTGCGTATTCTGGATAATAGTTGAAGAGACTTTGGCCACAGCTTTGGTGACGGCGTCTGATATATTTTTTGATATTGAAGCTCCCATTTTATCAGGTTTAGATTATGTGTGTCATGTTTACACGAATTGCCATTCATTGGCGCCAGCACTATATTGTAGTTGGTTAGTGTCTGCTGGGGCACCGGCTTGAATTGGGATACCTGCAATGGTGGTTGCACCGTATTCCCATTGTTTGGTCGTTGCGTTGTAAACAAGGAATTGACCTGCGGTTGGGACACCAGAAGCAACCTGGATACCTGAAATCATGTACGCATTGCCATTCTCGAAACGCTTTTCAATCTCAATGTTAGGATCAGTAGACATTTTTTAGTAACATAGATAATTTTCATTCAATTTCTTCTCTCACCTCACTAGTCGAGTGAGGAAAAAGTTGATGAAGGTACATCGCGTCTGATGGTGCTCTGTCATTAATTCTCCGGTGTTTCTCCGAATCTAATGCCTCAGAAATGCTCTGCAGCCTTGCAAGGATTTGAGCAACTATGTCCATCGTCATAATCTTGCTCATGCGGGCCGTCTCTGATAACCTGTAGGCAGCGTGCATCTTCCTCAAGAAGGCATCGTTACTGGACAGTTCCTGAGAAGGCATACACATAGGTTGAGGGGTGCCATCAAACAGGGTAAAGTTACCTTCATCCCTTGAAGGTTTGTAAATTTTACGCTCGATTGTTTTGAATGAGTTGGTGAGAGGAGTGATTGAACGTCGCAAGTAGGCATCTAGTTGAGACACCCAAAACGTGTTGTCGTCCTGCCCTTTGTCAATACAGTCGCCGAATTCGAAGCAGGGCGTGTTATTAACATAAACGTACGTACTATCATCATGACAGAGTTTACATATAAACGCTGACGCAGACGTTAGCAATAAAATAGAGAATGTGAGTGAGAATAATTGCATTTATCTAGTGTAATATATTTCTTAGATCATATGAGCTTCATTGGTAAATATTAGTTATATCATGGTATATTTTCATTACCTTTACAGGTAATGAAAATTTGATCCTTTATTCCTAGCGCACTCGCGAGCAAGAGCGGGAACGGGAAGAGCGGGAGCGAGAACGAGAACGGGAGCGAGAACGGGAGCGAGACCGAGAACGGCGGCGGGTTGCGAGTGATCTTTTCTTCGCACTTTGGGAAAGGATCATTCGCGCAATAGTCCGCTCTGTCTTGGTCGTTCTATAATTTCTACAATGACCTGTTTTCTGACTTCTGTACTGATATGATTTGCAATGGGGGGACCTGGACCTGGATCTAGATCTAGACCTGGACCTGGACCTACTGCAACGTCTTACTGATCGTGTTTGTGGCATTCTTTTTACCCGGTCAAGATAAATTTTCACGATTTATGAACGATTTCTGAAAGAGCTGATTTTTTTAAAACGTGTAGCTGGCGGTGCTACCAGTCGACTGATAGTAGACTATACCCACGCCGATAAGAGCTCCTACTACCGCACCCATTTCTTTATATTGCCATTGGTTGCCTATGTACCAACCGGCAACGGCGAGTACGACGACAAGTACTGCATAGAGCATATAAGTTAGCATTTCTGAACCATCTGCCATTATGAATCTTTTGTTTAACGGAGATAATTTTTTACAATTTGTGATCAACGCGGGTGTTGTGAAATATTTTTTTAAGAATATTTTTCATTACACGCCTCGCTGCTCCGCGTACATTATGAACGCTTCGTTCAATTCCGGCACGCGCGCTTTCCCGTCGCGCAGCGCCATAGCGGCCGCATCCGCCACCATCCTGAGCACGCTATTGCTCACCTTCCCTAAATTACCAACAACGCTAAACCCTGATTTGCACGCGTCCAGTACATACTTCCATTGATCTTTTGGCGATACTATGTATGAGAAGGGAAGGTTTATCTCTTCATCTTCAAGATTTTCAAAGTTTACTTTCTCCTCGTAAGGTATGCTTTCTTCATGCGCAGCCACCTCCTTTAACCGTTGCCTTTCATACATTGGCAAATCAGCCCACTCGGGACCTTCGTCATCATCACTGCCGTCACTGCCGTCGTCGTCATCAGTCAAATCATCTATATCTCCAAATAGATCATCATCGCTAGCCTGATCTCCGTAATCGCGAGTGGACTCATTATCTGAATCATCATCTCCGACTCCGCTCTCATCCGAGTCGTACATTTCAACGAAATTCTCTACAAACTCCTCATCGCTAGGATTACTGAATAAGATTTCCATGTATTTGACACTTCCTGTGATTGGGTGATTCCACTTGGCCGCCCACTTCATACCTGGTTTGTACACCACATCTTTAAATTCGGCAATGTTAGGTAACGCCTGCTTGGCATCTGAGGAGAGGTTCAGAGTAACGTCTGTGGCTGTTATAGCGCGTCTGATACGCCCCCGTCGCTCGTCTTCCAACAGGTTTTCAGTTGAACCTACGGGTCCCTCTTGCCCAAAGTAGATACACATGTCGTCAGCGGCAAAGGGTGTCGCGGTGCACGTATGACCATCCACCTCAACGAATCCATGTTTATACTTGGTATCATTATTGCTCATAATTTTGCTACGCTTCTTATACTTGGCAAGCACATCAGACCAATCTATCTCTTCAAAGTTTATGAATGGTTGATCTTTACCCAAATACGTTTTAAAATCTTTCCAGTAATTGTCAATAAAGACCTGATCTTTCATGTACGCCGTAGCTGATCCTTGCGATGTAATTAGAGCCGCGTACAGAAACGCCGCTTTCTCCCCCTCAGGAGAAAGCTTGTAATGATATTTGTACTGAGAGTGATTGTTATAATTTTTATGTTTCAGCACGGCCCCCATGTACGGCTCCTTTCCGTATTGAGGGAGATATGGACCCAAATGTCGAATCTTCTTCCATTTGGGGACATAGGATGGTTGTGAAAATCCATCAATTCCCCCCAGGCGTTCGCTCAGGTTCATGAATATATCCTTGTCACGCTTGTCATTGAGTATAATACAGCTCTCGTTGGTAGACTGATCTATTTCGAAATTAACATCCACGCGTTCGTAGAATGTTTTGAGAAAGTCAATTGCATCTTTCCTGTTAACGTTGAAGCAAAACCTTGCCATATTTTTAGATAGCTCAGAGAAATCCTAATGCACCGCGAGGTACTTTACTGTATTCATTTAAATACATGTTTTCCGAAACAATCGTTATCGCAAAATTTGAGATGCTGCGGAGGTTCCCCTCCGATGGACGCGTAGTAATTCTCAAACACTTCCTTGTGGCATTCAGAGCAATAACTAGGTGTCATTTGAGTGATTAGTTCTCTTAACTTTTGAAAAAGACCGGGCGCTAGTATAGTCGTAGCCCTCCTCCTACTTAGTATAGGCCCGACAACATCTGGAAGCACAGCGGGTAAAGCAACCCTCGTATCTTCTAAGGAAACAGATGTTCTTTGATTTAACTGTAAACGCCTCGGGTTCATACGTCTTCGGACCACTGGGTCGTTCTGTTTGAGTAAATCGTAATATTTGTTTTCTATGCAACGTCGGACGTGCTTAATTTTCTTCATGACAGGGGTCACGTCAACATTTGGTTCTCCAAAGACCTCGGGAAGTAAAGTGTCGTAATCCAAATGGATGAGCATATCTCCATCATAATCTTGTCTAATAATTTTCTCATGGTATATCTGAGGTTCGTCAATTAGAATTGTTAGGAACACTAGAATGCGTGACAGATTTCGGGCCAAAACGTCGTTGGTCGTAATATGTCCAAACGAATTAATAATAGCTTCTACGTATAGTTCAAGTTGCCTACCGCTGTCCATGGATTTGAGGATATCATTGTCCATTAACATACGCTTGGCTATATCGATACTCATGGCATCTATAGGTGTGAATTCTCGAATCCAATCTTTCTTTGACGCATTGTACATGTCTTCCGTCTCAATGATGATTTCGTCGTTTGCCGTTACGTATGCAACCCCACCAGGGATGAATTCACGTTGACCATCACAAGCCATCTTATACCAAGCCGCGCTAACCTTATACCAACCATCTTGTACCTCTACTGGTATAGTTAGTTCAGGAGGACAATCTTGGTCGAGATTTCTGAGAGCGAATCCTCTAATGACTTGGTTAGTGAAATGGAACATCCATGGAGCTCGTTTGTATTCGCTCTCGCATTGAGAAAGTATATAATCTGTAGCGAATGGAGCGGCTTGTACTCTGCGTTGTTTAATTATACCATCGTTTTCTACAGGTATAATAGTTTTATATTTCCTATCTGTTATGGAAGGTAAAATATCTCCCTTTATTAACACGTCTTGAGGGATTTTGAGTGGTAAGGCTTGACGACGACTGATTAGTTCTTTCATACTCTCTACGCGTGCCTGCACGTAGTCTTGTTGTTTGAAAATTTCAAAGTATTGTAATATGTTGTCTGAACCATCCTGGTCAAAGTCGTTGAAAAACGTTTGCACGAGGGGAAAAGGGATACCCGTTTTGAGTATGCTGAATAATTTGACTATAGCTCTGTCTAGGTTTGGATCTGGGACATTACGGGATTGAGTCCAACCAGCTTCAGCTACAAATTTGTCTATTTCATCAACCATCTCATCCGGGTCCATGTCTACAAAGTGTCGGAAAGGAAACCATTGATTTACTATCCGTTTAGGCCTCGCTTTGGATGCGGCAGCTTCACGTTTCCTGAAGATTTGCGCCTTCTTTCCACGTAATTTCTTCTGAGGACCCTTCTTTTTCACTAAGGCCATTACATTATCTGTCATTTTATCATCACCAAGAAATTCAGGAACGATGCGGGATGCGTGGAAAGCACGCCCGTGTATCCAACTGACAGATCTTTTCCTCGGTAAACTAAAAGCCATGTTACTAATAGAATATCGTATCAAATTACCTCTTAATCTCGATCATTACCAGGTAGCTCATCTCTATACCATAATGGAAATGTCAAAAGAGTTCACTTCGTTAGGTGAAGGCGTCGAAATCTTGGAGAATGTACCATGTGATTATGCGTGCTTACCTAAACCTGATCATTCAAGAAAGGGAGTGGGTGATGTTCAACGTACATCAAAACGTTATCACATCCCTTCCACGTTGGCTGAGGTCGCTGGTCTGACTGATTGTATTTTAGCCGAGTCGGCATTCAACGAGTTTCCACACTCAAAGACCATCATCATTGCAGAGGCTGGTGCAAAGGGCGAGTTTACGATAGACACGATATGTAAAAAGATAGATGAAGAAAATAATATATTCAAACTACCTCAGGTTATTTTGGACAAGTGCTCTGTGGTAGACATAGACGTTGTTAACGACTCGTTACCAGATGTTCTTCATAAAGATGAGGAAGATCCAAAGATTGTTTTGGGATTGAAGAGTGACTGGCATAGATCGCTCATCCCCGGACAGTCCATGATCGTGCACAAGCTGGTTTCAGTGAATAGCGGAGAGACTAAGAAAAAGACCAAGGAGGTTGTTAACACCCTAGTGATGGATACCCTACGCAAAATGTTTACATTGTTTCATCGCAAACTGTTATGCTCTCAAGATAGATGGAAAGGTCTCAACATGGCAGATATTAGAACGATGGAAAATGAAACGAAAGACGTGTTGGATAGGAAACGAGGCGATGACTAAACAGATGCGAAATTACGATCATATGACATACTTGCTGGTTTCTTCACGAGTACTATAATGATAATTATCAACACAATCACAACGACAGGTATAACCATCCACCATTCCAGTTGAAATGGTTCTGCTGGAGGAGCTTCTATCTGAAATATTTCACGCACCTTCTCAGGACCTGCTTCATAGAACGCGTCTTTCTTTGATCTTTTGATTGCTTGTAATTTGACCTCACTTATTTCTTTTGGAGTGACTTCTATGGGAGGCGAAGTACATTTGAGGAGGATTATACCACCGAGACCTGTTGAACGACCTACTGAGAAGAGGGAATCTATCTGACCACCTGCCCTGTTGAACGGAAACATGGCCATTTTGAAGTAACCTTTATTCCCTATGTACCGACCGTACGAGTTGCGACAGTGCCAGTAGGGGACGTCTCCAACTAATCCATCCGCGTACTCAATGTTTTTCGCCACACCCCATCCCATTACAGAAACGGCGTGGAACCCTCTGATCATACCAGCCATCGCATTCCAACTCATAGTCGTCATGCCTGATTTATAATTACCATTTTCAAAGTATACACCACCATTGATTTCGCTACCATGAAAGAGAAACTTGTTGAAATTGGGGTACACGGCGAATGACCCAACAACTGGTCCGTATTGGAGAATGTGACTTTTGACCATCGTCTTGTACACGTTCCTGAATTGTCCTCCATTATGTACTAACTCTCCAGGAGCGTCAAACTTGTACCTGTATTTGCGGTTGGTGTCAAAGTAGCATCCACACGTGTGGGGTATGTTTTCGTTGAGTTTGTCAACAAAATTCACATTAAATTCATCTTTACCTTGTCTGTTGGTACACCACTGCTTGTCCTCTGAACACCACGAGTAGTCGATGCATGTCTGGTCCATTGCTCCCGAGAGAGATAGTGCTCGGGATATCTGTGCCGTGTTACCCCCGTTGCATGGCTTATTACCTGCAAAGCATGCCATTATGGACGTAGCGGATACATTCGGTGACCATGAGACAACCCCAGAGATGACGTGACAATCTGAAAGGATCTGAGCCAGCGTGACGGCGTAGCATGAACCGCATAAGTATTGGTCCCTCACTTCATCTATCATACTTTTCTTCTTGAGAATCTCTGACGAGTCCATTTCAGTTGAGACGCCCCAGGAAAAGTTCTCAGGGATAGTCCGAGTGGCATTCATGTAAGTAGCCGAGTATGGGGTTTTAAGTTCTAGAGGGATTTCAGCCTCGTTAATGAAATGGAGGTTGCGAATATCTGTGTTGTACGGGGGTATAAACACCTTTTTAGATTTCTTTTCAGACGACGCCATTGCGAATCTGGCTCCTACTTTTGAAGGAATTGGTTTCCACTTTCCTGCACGCTTGTCCTCTTCATACACTTCTACTGTTTGATTACGTCTAATTTGTTCGTATTCATCCATTTTTATGTGTTTATGTTTTTACGAGTATGAATTCCGTAAAAATATAAACACCTAAAAAAATGAGTAGTAAATATCAATCGTCGGAAAAAGAGGATCGCGATAATTATCTATTGTTTCTTGCTGGTTTGAACAAATCAGTCCAGGAAGCGGATTGTGATCAGTGGCGTGTAGGTATAAATCCATTCACTGGAAAGTTATACACGACTAGTAAAAACAGTCAACGCGCATTCTCGCGCATGCGGGGTAAATGTGATCCCTGTTTTGATTTTGAATATAACCGTAAAATTAACCCACGTACAGGTCGACGTATCTCACCAAGAGGAAAAGTATATAAACAATTAGTTGCCGAATGCAACCCTCGATCACGCTGTAAGTCACCTATTAATCCTCGTAGTAGGCCTCGTAGTAGGCCTCGTAGTAGGCTTCATAGTAGGTCACGTTCCAAAAGTCCAAGGAAATACAAGGCATCTCCTGTTCGCAGACGTAGGAGCAGGAGCAGGTGCAGGAACTAATCTTATGGAGTAAAAACTATCTTTGTTAACACAAAATGGCCACGTTGAAATATCCTATTGGGTATCTTGAACGATCTGACTTCTCTGACTCTGGAGACTTGATTGGGCAACTGGGAGGGAAACCTGTTGTAGTAATGATTCAAGGACTTTACTGCGGTGCATGCACAACGGCAAAACCTGACTTCCAAAGGCTCAGTACTGACGGGACGGTGACATGCATGACCATCCAATTAGATGGAGATCGTAAAAGTGAAAAGGATATCCAGTCTTCGGGTATTCTCAACAAAATTTATCCTAACTTGGAAGGCATTCCCGCTTATGTTCTATACGTTAACGGAAACAAGCGAATCCCATACCAGGGTACCGATCGTTCGTTTGAAGCTTTGAAGCAATTTGTACAACAATATGTTTAATAAGTTATCATATTCATCACTCCTAGGAGTGATGAATATCTGAAAAATTAATAGTTGTAAAAACTTTCCTTATCCTTACCGCTCATGAGCCATATGATGATAAGAATTACCAAGATAACAACTGATGCGATGACCCATGGTTTCATAAAATAGTCTCTGATACTTTCCATAGCATTCATGACTTTACCATCACCGGTCTGATAACCTTGAGGAAGGAGTGGGGTGCGAGCAGCTGAGCTACCATAGTAGGCAGGAGGATACCCCCCCATAGGATGGGAAACTTTATCATAAGGGCTATCTTTGTAGTACATTTTTGCTAAGCAAGGAAAATAATTCAAAAATGAAACATGTGTACATAAATATAACTAAAACTGAGTCATAATTACTAACAAAACTACTAGAATGATTACAATCGAGTACAGTTCATACTTGTACTTTTTCAAAAACTTTATAAAGTTTTCCTCAGAATTACTAGGAGTGGCTCCACCTCCCGGTTGCACAGGTGATGGCTGCACGGGTGATGGCTGCACGGGTGATGGCTTCGAATCGAATTTGCAAACAATGTCATTCTGAACGTGATCAATTGACACGTTACCATCTTCAATGATATCGAATAATACTTGGCATAATTTGTCTGGGCATGTTGGATTCGTTAGCTGCGTGGGGACCAGGTACTTGCCTGACCTGTTGGCACATGCCGAATACCAGCATCCATCGTTAATAGAGTGAGCTCCCTTCATTGCCTGATATGTGCTATTCTCCGCTCTGTTGATACATTTGCAATCCTCAGTGTTGTGACGAAGACAGTAGTTCTGCATAGTGGCGTCTTGGATATGAGGTGGTTGTTTTTCAAACCACATTCTACATTCATTTCCTCCCTCACCTATGGATTTGAGACGACTACATTTCTTCATTCCCTTGGGGCACGTGGTTACATTCTGGGTACAGTACTTGGCTTCAATATCATTATTCTCTCCAAATTTATCCTTGTACGCGAGTACTTGTGCCCGCGTATCTACGTTGTCTAGATTGTAAATACATTTGAGATTGGGTGCTTCTTTGTCCCACCCGTAGTATATGAGTGGATCTTTTCCCTTTGAACTACGACCTATTTCACACTCGTCTCTGTCCGGGTGTACACATCGGGGTTGTGATGTACAGAAACCACCACAGCAAGAGTCTGTGCCTATCTGCCAATCATTAATGTTATCCGTTGAGTGACACGGGATCCTCGCACTGAAAGCGGAGCAATGGAAACATCTACATTCTCCTGGTTGATACTGATGTTTTTGACTCGTTTGGACTAGGCGTCCTATTACATGTTCTCCCATGTTTTTGATAACATGTGAGAAAGATCGCAAATTAATCTAATATGTCTCTTTCATTCAACCTCTAAGGTTGTATTCTGGTTCGTTTATAAACGAACCAGAATACAACCAACACGATGATTAAGATGATGAGCCATGTGTTATTACTACCTTTTCTAAACATATCTTTGATATTACCAGGGTCAAAATCCTCACCTCCGATGTCAATGTCTATAATGTTGCGTCTGTTTATCTGACGTACCTTCTGAGGACCGGCCATGTAGTAAGTGTTGGAAAGTTGTTTCTTAATATTCGTCCTGTATCGCTGAGATATCTGATTAAGATCGACTATCTTAGGAGGTTTTGTGGCACGAATAAGGATCATTGAACCGACTGGACCTCCAATCTCAGTCATCACTTGTTTGTCAAACTGAGATATTTTGTTGAATGGATACATGGCCATTTTGAAGTAACCATTTGCATTACCCCACTTTTCTCCCCATGAATTGCGACAGTGCCAATAAGGAACGTCTCCTACCTTGTCATTGTCGTACTGGATGTTCTTGGCGACACCCCATCCCATGATGCTGATAGCATGGAGTCCGGCTGCCTCACTAGTCATCCTATCGCTGAATTTCAATTTACCTCCATTATACCCATTGTAATCAGCTCGATCAAGGTACACGCCCCCGTTAAGGTTGGGGTCGGTAAAGTTACCCGTAAAGAAATTCTTCAGTACCACGTAGCCACCAATTACAGGTCCAAAGTCGAGAATGTGGCTTTTGATCGTGTTTCTGAAAACATCAATGGGTGTTCTGTTGTTAATGAATAACACATCACTCCCAGGGTCGAGTTGGTACAAGTACTTCTTCACACCCCCGTAGTAACAACCGCATGGTTTTGGGATGTTATCATTTAGTTTAGACGCTAGGGTCTTGGCGTCAAAGTGACGCGCGGACGAAACACTTTTACATACTTCAGTATCTCCGGAGCACCACGAGTAGTCCACGCATGACGTGTCTGCAACGCCTTCGCGCTCCATGTATGACGCGATAGCTGCAGGGTTTCCTCCGGAGCACATTTTGTGCAGATTTCCAGTAGGTATGCACGACATGAGGTACGTGGCGCTAATGTTAGGGGACCAACCCGTTGCTCCAGAGACAACGAAGCAGTCACTCATAGTATCTGCAAAACTGACAGCCCAACACTTTCCTAACTATTTAGTTTTCATACATTTTTATTATTAAACTATGTGCTTGTAAACATTACTCACATCAATATACTGAAAACAATTACACTATTACATATCAAGCAAACGATCGTATTCATATATCATCAATACATAGTCATTAAATTCACCCCAACCTAGACATCTACCCATCATCAATTAAATAATGACTTAAAAATATATAAACATATTTAAAATGACAAGTATAAGTGAACGTCAAGACATCCCTCAACCCTTCATATTTGAAGGACAGTGCGTCTACCTTCTCAACGATCTCATCGCATTTGATAGATCGTTCTTTGTAGGATGCATACGCGAACCCAGGAAAACAATTGAAAAGAAAAACATCCCTGAGGACCAATACTGGTTCGCCACGTACTTCAAAGGTGGATGGTTTCCAGAGAGTCCAGAAAACAGAAAAGCCAAGATCCTCATATCCGATGAATGGACCCATAACAACTTACCCAAATTCACAGGTAACCAGGACAACTACAAGTACAAACCACTTCCACCTCTTCTTGAATTGGAGGAGCATGAAAAGTTTAACCGAAGAGGAAAAGTGTTTAAAATGGAGGTGAGAGGTGATAAGACGAGAGAAGGTATACGGTTCAAATGTGAAGATGTGGCTCGCATATTTGAGATGGATTTAATCCATAATATCGATAGATGGTTAGTTCGAACAGAATATGAAATATTCTGTTCTTACAATCCCTTCAAATTGAAGGGGTCAGAACAAAATGTGGGAGGCCAACCAACCTCCACGTATCTGACTTTTGACGGGCTCCTCAAGATCATTTTTGCCTCACGATCCGGCACAGCTTACCGATTCCAGGATTGGGTTTCTGATATTATCTACGCTGCTCACCTAGGCACGTCGCAGGAGAGGGTCAATGCAGCTGCCTATATAGTATAACCTCTATGCCCTGTGTCTACCTGTTCAACATCGGTAAAATAACTGAGCTCAGGAAACACTACCACGAATTGAAACCGTTCAAGAAAGGGTTTCTTTTCAAATGGGGGAGGACCAATGACCTGAAGCGAAGGACATGAGAGCATATAAAGAACAAAAGAATGACTTAAACATATACAAACATATTCAACATGATCTAAGATAAACCCGTTTTTATCAAAAAATTGAAAAAAAGGACTTATAAACAATATATATATATTAAAAATGAATACACAACTAAACGACAGTGATGACGAGGTGGACATGAATGAACCATTTCATGATAGTGAATACTATTACCAAGCTGATAAACAGTTGAGAAAGATGTCTACTAAAGATATAGACAGTCTTATTTTGAAGAAATATACACTTAAGGAGGTAGATATATTTATCCAGAGATACAATGATATCAACGACAAAATTAAACGGTTTCCCAAGTTTAAAGACATGACTAAATTGGACCGAATAGCTATATTCAAGTACCTTAAATGTCTTGAAAAATATGACAATCTTTGTGATTTATTTCCTGTTTCATATGAAGAAACCAAATGGGACCAATTAAACAAACGAAAATGGTATTGCAAAGCCGCGGAAGAATGGGATAAAGAAATAAACAATGAAAGAAGAGTGTATATAAGCAAAATTGCGTATTTGAGGATCAAACAACCTAACCGACAATATGTGATGTTTAAAGATAGACCTATTACCACGAGACAACAGTTCTTAGACGATGTGTCTGAAGCAACAAAACTAAATATTATATATAAATTAAATGATGCAATTATCAGCGTACCTCTTCCAGATAAAGTACTAGATACACAACTATGGACAGGTATAAAAGAGTGGCTGACTGAGGAGACATTTAAATATCGACCTCTCACACGACAATATCTAAATTCTATAGGTCCACATAACCTTGATAGTCCTACAATACGTTATTTTCTCAATTACATCCATGAGGCTATAACTAGAGGTCCGCAGGAAGGATCTTTTTTCTTGGAGCGTATACATCTAGATGGACATTTCTTTTACATCTCATTTGGTACCTAAACAAAACACTCAAATAATTTATAACACTTAGTGTTATAAATTTCAGATTGACTTATAAACAATATACATATATTAAAAATGAATACGCAACTGGATGTAAATGATGGATATATACCTGAGACTGATGGTTTCCTTCAGTTAAAAAGTTACTTTGTAGATAACTGCCCTAAGACGATATCTTTAGCGTCCCTAGCGATGGCGACAGACCTGTTGAAGCAGATCCTCTTCAGGATGTACAAAGCCACCGATTACGGGTTGCTCGTGAAAAGATCAACGAGCCATTTGGATGAATGTCAATTGTTTTCAAAACACATGGCCGAATCACTGAATGACTCTGGGTGGGCCCTTTCTACATCACGCAACATATCAAGCCTTTTGAAGCGACTCATGCGTTTAACGGCATTGCCACTATCATTTATTGATAAGATCAGGCACACGCAAACGTTCATCAGACAGAAGGAGGTATGCGCGAGTGATGCTAAATGGATCGATATAATTAAAAGAACAACAAATAATAGGTCCGACGCGGGCATCAGCAATATTATCAGGTTTTGTAAGAAAATGATGCCTCGTTTAGGCATCGAAAACGACACGATTGACGCCGACGAAAAGGCTTACTTAGCAATCAAAATAGACGCCGACTTTGTGAAACAACTCGAACTAAGCCAGAACCAGTTACGTTGGCTCAAAATTCTTCTTAAAAATATATTGGAGGTCGACGTCCCCGATCATGTATTCAAACAATTCATCATCAAAAAGGATAAGATCATAGAAGACGATGGAAGTGACAAACATCGACTATCGGCCACCGAACTTGACACCCTTTACACTCAAGTGAAGGGTAATCTCCGCGATGAGTTGATGTACATGTTGTTTGTAACGACGGGTATGAGGATAGGGGGGCTTGTTAAAATTAAATTAGATCACGTAGCTGAGATCTCGGGAAACACGGTTGTCGTCAAACAGACCGGACGCACGCTTGAGAAGGGGAACAAATGGTTCACGTTCATGATCAACAACCACGTCAATGCTCTAATTGAATCTTGGATTAAAACGAAACGACCAAACAACGGATCAGTCTATCTATTCCCAGGTCGAGGAGAAATTCCTTACATCAGAGAAGCATCGGTAAGAAAAGCTTTTCATAAGTGGTGTGAGATGGCTGGGATGAAAGGAACCCATCTCCACCCTCATTCGCTGCGCCATAGTTATGGTCATTTGTTAATTAAGGCTGGAAACAATATACATGATGTTTCCAAATTAATGGGTCATTCAAATATAGCAACTACTGAAATATTCTATTTGAGGGAATCTTCTGCCGACGTAGCCAAAAGAGCTAACATTCCATGGCTTCAAAAGCCAGAACAAGAAGAAATGATGCCCAAGTTCCTCACAACGAAGACCGCAAAAGATAAAACGTGTGACAAGGAACGTCAAGACCGGGAACGTAAGAAACGTATGAAAAACATGGCCAAAGTGGGTGGTTTTACTATCAAAACCCAACTCAGCAAGGTCAACGAGTAGTAATCAGTTCTATATCTTCATGAAGATATAGAATATTAAATGAAATCGTGTATGGAATCATGGCGTGAGTGAGATGTATACGTGGTTGTAGATCCAGCGCAGCTATCAACGATTACGCGCATAACTTTGTCTATGTTGGGCATCTTTTCAAATATCTTTTTCCGATCTTCTTCACATATCGTGCTCATGATTCCTGAAATGATGGATACGCATGTTTCCAATTTCGTATTGGCTCTAGAGAGCTCGTCTTCGTATTCTTCCTGGGCTTCCTCGGGGGATTCGGACACGTCATAGAATGGGTTGTTCATGTTTTCGACAATGTCTGGAAGCGTTCTGATTGAATACCATTTCTGAGTAGTGTCGACGTTACTATGACCCATAAATTTTGAGATTTCATTCATCGTATTACCAGAGTCCTCGAGAACCCTGACTAACGTGTGTCTAAACAAGTGAGGATACACGTTGGTTGTCAATCCCGCTTTCTTTGCGATGATTTTCAGATGTGCTTCGAAATGAGAGACGGATGGTCGTTTGCCTTTTTCTAAACCAAACATGAATTGTTCATCCATCATGTCTTTGTCGATGAGTCTTTCATACTCGTGTACGTAACTGACAATCTTACGTTTGAGATTTGGTCCGATAATGAATTTCCTGATTTTGTTTCCTTTCTCAAGAGATCGTCCTTCATGCTTTGGTTGCATAAACTCGTTCACGATATCACTCACTTTCAGGTTGCACATGGCTCCTACACGAAGCCCCACTTCTCTGAATAGTGTGAGGATGAGCGTCCACCTGGTATCCCCTTCACACGCCGTAAACAGGTTGTTGATCTCTTCGTCTGTGTATGGTTGGCGTTCTTCATTTAGTTCACGTTTGTTTTCAATCCTGTTGAGGATCATATTTACTTTGATAGTGTTAGGATCGACTTGCAAAATATGCTTGAGTGGATCGCTTTTGAATATCCTCAAAATCTGAAACAGTCGTCTCTTGGCATGATGCGTGTGGATCTGGTTTTTAACACGTTCGTTTTGAACGTTGAGGTTTCTACCATGATGGAGCATGAAATCTGTCAATTTCTCAATGGTTGCAGAATGGAAAAACATTTGGAGTGTTGTATCTTGGGGGATGAAGCTAATCAAATCTAAAAAGACGACAACCATACTGTATTCAATCTTCTTCATGTTGTTTTCGACGACTGACGTTGTTGTTTCAGAGACGGTCTCAAAGTAACGATATATGTTTTGAAATAGTATTTTGGTCCACTCATCTGCCACTTTTATAAACCTGTCTTTCAACGTGACCCCTACGACGTGATCATGTAGTTCCAGTTGGTCCATGTACGTTGATCCTAGGTATTTTAGTAATATACTGTATATAATGTTGGGGCGAGATGCTTCATTGAGTCTGTCCTCAAGGGTCTGGGTGTCCATGTCTGAGATTTCGAACATATCGCATTGGAGTGCCTTCTCGAGATGCATTAGAGCCTGTAGTCCTGAGAATTTACCCAATTCGACTTGGTCAATTATTTCCAACTTTTTCTCTGTTACTCTTTGGTATTCTTGTATTTTCTCTATAAAGGGCCATCCGAATGCGCCAAGGATGTCTAACTTCCTGATGCATATGAGATTGGCTCTGTAGCTATCGCACACGAAGGCTTTCCCTTGTTCAAACGATAATGATTTAATATCTGTATATTTACACGGGAGCGTGTTTAGCATTTTCTTCAGGTCTACTGTGCTCACGTTGAGCGTCTTTTTTCTCACATTGAGAACGTATTTGCGCAAGACGGCCCGAATATGTGATACGTCCTCCAAGAACTCTTTTCTGAGGAAGACGTGTGCTAATACGTCCTCTGGTGCGTTTCCTATCCTCAGTACTTTTTCAAGGAGTTCCGTAATTGGAAATCTATCAGATGTTATGAATTCCTTTAGTTGATCAGAATTCGTGTTGGCGAGGTCTTCCCCGAATTTATTGTAAATTGGAATGTAGTAATTGTAGAAGATGGTCTGAAGGTCCCTTCTGTTGTTGGTTTGTTTTAGTTTTGCTGCAAATTGTGTATATTGGTTCATTTCCTCCTCGTACTGGGAGACATCGTAATTGAGCACTTTCAGTATTCTGAAGGCATCTATTCTGATTCGTTTATGTTTGTCTCTTACGAACGATGGAACGTCTATGCTGTGGAGGTCGATGTCTTTGGCTGTTTTCCGTAAGAGTCGAACGGTGGATGTGCCTTGGCTACCGGGGTAGTCTTTGAGAATTGATTGGATTATAGTTTCCATTTATGTGTAAATTATATATCCATAACCCATTCAATATTGATGTAAACATATACAAACATATTTAAAATCTCAAAACGAAGGACGGTATTAGATTTAATTGGAGTAACGTATCGAAATTGTTTGAAATAAATGATGCTTACCATCTTTACGAAATTCTTGATCGTGCGCACGCTGATGAGTTATCGCGTGTAATGGATCAGCTTTCGATCTCACAACAGGAGCATAAACGATGTCAGGATGTATTGTGGGAGATAGCTCTATTGACACCAGCTCAGTGAGAGGAATTGTCAGGTTTGTTTGCGGCGACGAGAGCGAAGATGGAACCATTCTTATAATGAATAAGCATTCTTTAAAAAGACGTAATTACATTTCCCAACAAGATCCACATGCGTGCTGGGTGCTCATTGTATGAATCAAACTTTTTTTCACTAGGTCAAGAGGGCTATCGTCGCTGCTCGGGATAGCCCATGAAAAGTTATCGTGTGTATGCTCATGTGTGTGTAGGTCATTTGGATGTTTATCACTGGGATGATTGTGTTCACGTGGGTCATACGAGTAATTCTTTGTGAACCTAATGTCTGTGTTGAGAGGTTCATCACTAAAGCTCTCTTTCATATGGAAATGAGGATGGGAATGGGAATAACCTTCTGCCTCCTCTTTAGTGGGTATATGTCGGGGTAATTGTTCGCTGAATCTGACATCTGTGTTTAAAGGTGGTATGATAACTTCTTCAGAGAATTGTTCAGTCGCTTGCATACTCATATCAACAGGCTCTTCATGAAGAACAATGGGTCCTAGATTTTCTAGATACTCGGAAAGCTCGTCAAAATCTTCTTTGATGACTGTACGTTTTCTATTAATTGTATCCATTTTATAAACGTATAGAAAAGTTTATGGTAGGTATAACATATACCAGTAATGAAGAACCCATCCAGAGATATGAATAGAAGGGTATAAAAATAATTAATAGAAGTAAAATGGACTTTGAATCTATGACAGTCGCCGAATTGAAAGATATTGCAAGAAACAATAACTTCAAAAACTGGTCTAAACTTAAAAAAGCAGACCTCATCCAATTCCTCATAGACAAGGGGGTACATTGTAAACCTAGGACTCCTGTTTGCAGACCTAGGACTCCGAGCCCTGTTCGCAGACCTAGGACTCCGAGCCCTGTTTGCAGACCTAGGACTCCTGTTCGCAGACCTAGGACTCCGAGCCCTGGTCCTAGTTTTGTTACTAATGTTTCTCCTTCTATTTTCGGCGTTGCAAAGCTGAAAAAGAGGCAATGTGATAAGAACCTCCGTGCAGACGTC